TACAGATATAATGAGAAAAATGAAAAAGTAGAAATTATATTAAAAGATACAGATAAAGGTTATAAATTAGGGAATGCATTAAATATATTTATTCTATATGAAGAAGTTGTAAAAATTTGGAATAGAACATTTTCAAGATTGGATTTTATAAATCAAATTAAATCATTATTGAACGATAATTCATTGGGTTTGTTTGAATTGCATAATGCATCTTCAAAAGAAGGAAAGCCAATTGGATTATTAGATTTTAAAATTAGAAGTAAAGAAGAAAAAAGATTACAAGAAAATTGTAATGCAAAAGATTATAGATTCAAACCATTTAGCGTTGCTTCGATTGTAAAGGAGTTTAAGTTTACTCAAGAACTTGATGATTTGGTTGCGGGACAATCCGTATTTAATAATTATGTTTTAATAAAAAACGCCATTATTTCCACTAATTCTAAAAATAGTAAATCATCAAAAGCAACCGCAAACAATCAACCACAACAACCCACAGCAAATGAGTGGTTTAATCAATTAGAAAAAAATACATACTTGTCTGTTGATTTTTCTCAATACACAACTGCGGATGGATGGTATTCTATAAACCATATAGATGTTGAAAAATTAAAAGCAAATAAAGAAAAACTAATTCGCGATTATAATGAAGGCATTGCGAGAAATGAAGCGAACAAAAACAAAAATACAGAATCATCAGAAGAAGAACAAACACCATTTGTAAAATTGATAAAATCAAAACAAATTAATTTTAAATTAAAACCTTCCGATAAAAATTTAGCATCATTAATTTATTTATACAAATCTAAAATTGAAGGATTAATTAGTCAAAAAACCGAAATTACCGGTACTAAAAGTTTTTTAACACCGATAGAAGTAACGGTTACGATTGATGGAATTAGTGGATTTACGGCGGGTGAGTATTTTAAAATAGATGGTGTCCCCGAAACATATAATAGAGATGGGGTATTTCAAATAACGAATATAAAGCACAATATATCATCGGATGGATGGTCGACAGAACTAACTGCACAATGGTTAATTACAAATTAATATGTACAAAAATATAGCAAAAAATATTGAAAATTTTACTTTAAAAGTACCAAAAACCATTGTACCAAATCCAACCGATGATGATTACTCTATTGGGTTTATAAATCGTTTTTTCATTCAAAAAGCAAACGATGAAAACTCATTTATATTCGAAGTTTCAGAAAATGAATTTACAATTTATGAAACAAATCCATTTTGGAAAGTATTGCAAATACAATGGAGAATATCCGGACCAACTGAATCCATATACAAAGATGGGGAATTATCGGATAGAGGTGTGATTGCATCAAACAAATCATCAATATCGATAGCGAGTTCTCAATTAAAAAATATTTCCTTATATTTGCCAAACCTTTTACAGTTTCACAAAGGGTAATTTGGAAAATTCGAAAATTTTTTGTAGAATTGGTTATGTTTTTAATTGAATCAAATACACAGCTGCAGCAGTTAGCAGATAGTAAAGAAAAAATAAAGTTAATAGTACCAGTATGGTCTTCATCTACTGAACATGAACTTAATACAACTATATCATTTTACTACGTTAGAACTGAATGTAACGAATATATTATTAACCAAAATCATATAGATGCCAATACGTGTCTTTCGATTGAAATTTCAGATTGGGTAAAGTTAGATACATTCGTATATGGAAATCGTTACTTACAAACGTGTGGAATAGATTACGAATGGGCATATTTTGAAGAATGGGGACTTCCCTTCAGGTTTAACGATTTTAGTGAATCTCTATATCACAATCAAAATAGAGGGTACTCGCACATAAATGATTGTATTCCACTCACAAAATGGATGGAAAAATTATCTACATTACCGGTGCCAGTTAGAATGCAAGAATGGTATTTACCATATTCAAAAGCCATAAATACACTCGGTGCAATTGAAATGTCCGGTATCCATATTGACCCTATTAAGTTTAATACTAAACATGAAAATGGGATAGTGTATTCAAAGTATAATCCATACACAATTACTGGTCGTCCATCAAATCGACACGCAGGAACTAATTGGGGTGCGTTGAACAAATCGGATGGGACACGTTCGGGAATCGTTTCTAGATGGGAAGGAGGTACACTAATCAGTATGGATTTTGAATCATATCACATACGACTTATTGCAAAACTTATAGGTTACGAATTGCCTACCGATAAAACCGCACACCAATACTTTGCTGAACTTTATGATGTGGAGTACGAAGAAGCAAAACGTATTACATTTCGTTACCTATATGGTGGTATGGATGCGGTAGCGTTGGAAATACCATTCTTTAGGAAAGTAAATGAATGGATGGAAAAAATGTGGAATGACTTTGTTATACGAGGATATATTGAAACACCAATATTCAAACGCCGAATCGGTTTCAAACGTATAGAAGAACCATCGCAACAAAAAGTATTCAATTATTTACTTCAGGCGTTGGAAACCGAAGTGAACTATAAGAAGTTGAAGGATGTTATGGATATTCTTTCTACAAAAAAATCTAAACTGATATTATATACTTATGATGCAGTTCTAATAGATTTGCATTTCGATGAACGTAAATTGATTAATACGATTTCAAGCACTCTCAATCGTGGTGGATTCCCTGTCAGAATATATGAGGGTATTAATTATGATAAAATGGATTTAATCGGATAATAATTATATTTATATCTATATTATAAACTCAAAGATAAAAAAATGGTTAAAAATATTGATAAAATACTTTCCGAATTGGAATACCATTCAAAAAATGGAATTGTTGATTTAACTAAAAAGGATCAAGTTGATAAATTACAAGAATTACTCAAACGTAGTGGAGTAAGTAATTCAAAAGAAATATCAGAAAAAGTAGCAGTGTACTTCTTACAATTGCAAGAAAAGCAAGAATATGATGCAAAAAGGCAAAAAGAACTTGAAAATTTATTGAAACAAAAAATTAAAAATCCAAAAACAGGTGAAGATATACAAATTTCCACTGCGTTAGGATATGGAAAAACACACCCTGCATATAAGCCGGCTATGGCTAGATTAACGTCAAAGAATTTTTCCTCAAAAGATATTGAAATTGTAGATGCCGAGCCGGAGGATGAAGAAAAACCTAAACCTAAGACTACGAATGTCTTTGGAAAAACCGGAAAAGGAGCGTCGGTATTTTCTGAACCGGAAAAAAAGAAAGAAAAAAATCAAAAATCAAAAAAAGAAATAAATTGGACAAAAGTAGAATCTGATGCAAGAGTAGAATCTGAAAAATTATATGGAAAAAATAACAAAGGTCGTCTTTTGCAAAATTCAACAACATCAGATGCTGCATTACAAAATGGATATACTGAAGGTGAATGGTGGGTAGCGCCCGGCAATGCTGGTTCTAATTTTAACGAAAATATGTCTAATGAAGCAACTTCTATTCTTAAAGTTAATCCAAATTTAGATGAAGAAACTTTGGCAAGAGTCATTTTTAATAAAACAAAAGGAACCGTATTGGCAAGTCAACAAGCTAATCCTGTAATAAAATCTAAAAATAAAATACAAGTACCACCAGATTTTTCAAAAGAAGATCAAATCTTATATAAAAATTGTGTTATCGCTGCCAGAAGTGGAAAAGCAAAATACGATAGGGCAGCTACAGGTGCGGCTGCTTGTAAACAACAAGTTGGATTTGGAGAAGTTAGTAGTGTGACCGGATATGGTGGAACTTCTAAAAAAGAAAGTACACCGAAAGAAGTTGAAACCGATAGAGATAATATGATATCAGAAGTAAATAGCGCAAACAATTGTTATATTTACGATGATGAAACTGGTAAGGTATACAAAGTACCTAAAGATTATTTAACAACTTGGATAAAAAGTTCAGGTGGTGGAGAAAACGCCGCAGATACCGTCGTTCTTACAAAAGATATAAATGGTAATTTATTATATGATGGATGGAGTGATAAAAAAACGTTAGCAGATTTACAAGCAAACGGAACATTATATAATGATATGGTACAATCCGGGTTAAGAGTAGATGAAATGATAAAAGGTGGGCAAATCAAAGATGCAGATGCAACAAAATCAAGACAAATTATAGATGATGGAGCAAATGAAATTAAATTAATTGAGAAAGGATATAGTACGATATCAAGTAATCATTCCAAATATCATTTAAGTCTACCGGAAAACGATTTCAAAAAATTAGAGGAAACTGCGGCTAATAATTCCGATACCAAAAAACACTATAAAAAATGGAAAGAAAATGTAGATGCAGTTGCGGCAGGACAAGGAAAATCAACTGCAAAAAATGTTACCATAGCTGAAGAAATATGTGGTGTAAAAAGAAAAAAATCAAAAGATGAGTTAGCTGCTGATCAATTTATAGAAGATGTACTTGACAAATACGAAGAAGATGATGTAGCAACTTTATTAAAAAATCCGGATTTAGATGGTAACACAAAAAAACAAATATTAAAAGCAATAGATGCCGGAAAAAAAGGTAGAGATGAATACATGAAATGGTTTAATAATGAATGGTTAGTAGATAAAAAAAATAAAGCATCTATTAAATCTCTAAGTTCATTTAGAATATTAAACAATGTTCAAATAAAAATGCCAAGTGTTGTTAGTGATAATGAACGAAAAATTATAGATAGAGTAGCGGTATCGGAGAGAGAAAGATTAAAATCATCTGGACAAAAAATGCCTAAAACGTTGGATACTCAAGCCGCTTTAGAAAGTATGAGAAAGCAAGCGTTTGATGCCCAAAGAGGTATTTTTGAAAAATTAAGTAAAATACCTGCTAGAACTATGTCAGGTGATACAACAACCGCCGCCGCTACATTAGGATTTAGAGATGTAGTATCTGCTTTACATTTGGATAAAATAGAGTTACCAAAAGATGATGGAGATTTTCATCAAATTTTAAAGAGAAGTACAAATCTTACAATGGAAGGTATACGTGTATCTCCAAAAACAATACGAGAATGTTTAGGTGTAACAAATCTTAAAGATTTAGAAAAAAACTTCGTTGTTGATTTTAGTACTGATAAATTTATTAAAAACGAACAAGGTTTTATAACAGGTAAAACGATTGCTATCTATTTAGTTGATAAAGAAGGTAAACGTAGAGAAATATCACCAAAAGTATTCAGACCCAAACAAGGACCACAAGCAAAAACTGCAAATACATTAGCGTGGTCAGAAGAAATGCAAGAATGTTTTGATTCAAAAAATAATACATGAACACACAATTACTTTGCCTATTTACGACAAAGGAGGTATTAGAAAGTTCTTATAATTTCATTATAGGAAACTATAAACTAACAAACCCAAATATTTTTATATTAGAAAGTCGTATAAAACCTTCAGATTTATTTATTACATTTAATGTAGAACGTGGATCAGGTGCAATTGATTCAGAATGGAAAACTATATTGGTGCATAGAAAGAAGCAATCTAATACTATATACACTATAAATGCACTCAACGAGGTAGTTAAATCCAAAACTGGAGGGCAATTGGATACCACATTCATAATAGATTGGGATGAGTTTAAAAACTGTATACTTACAACATCACAAAGTGGATACAAAAAGATACCAACAAAGGTATTTAAAAATATTAGGATTGATAATTTTGAATTGTAAAATATTTTTTGTATAATTGTGTTATGAAAAGATTTAAACCAATAGAATTAGAAACATCAAATCCACAAAACGTTTTTGATGAATATAAAAAGGAAATATCCAAAAAAATAATTGAAGCAGTAGATTATGGTGTAAAAAATAAAAAAAAGCAAGTTCTTTTTGCTAAAGTTTTTATTAATGGAATTGTGTGTGTATCTTTATCTGTAAATCATAAAGAATACGTAGATGTTTTAGATCAAAATATTGAAAATTTAATAGAATTTGAAGAGTATGAAACTTGTGCGCTTGGAGTTAAACTAAAAAAAGAACTCGTAGGTGAACAAGTAGAAATATCTACAACATGAAAGATGAAAAAACTGAAATATCGTTCGGGGCAGGGTCTACAACTTATGTAAAAACTAAAAAATTGGTTTTTACAAGAAATTTATTGATATTAAAAACTGAAAAAGAGAGTTTTAATCTCGATGTAAAAATTGAAGCAGATTTTGAACAAATTCCCGAAGAATATCACGAAGTTTTTTTGAACTTTTTTACAGCAAAATATTTAGATACGGTTTCTATTAAAGATAATATGTTTTCAAAAAACGTAAAAGTTGAAAAAAACAAATGGTGGTTATTTTGGAAAAATATACTAAATAAGTTATGGAATTAAAAGAAATGGTTAATGGTCCTCAACATTATGGAGGAAAAGATAATCCTTACGAAGTAATAAAAGTATGTGAGGCATGGGAATTAGATAAAGATGCATACCTCTTTAATGTGGTAAAATACGTTGCAAGAGCAGGAAAAAAAGACCCCCAAAAAGAATTGGAAGACCTTAAAAAGGCCCAATTCTATCTCAACAGAAAGATAGAAAATCTCCAAAAATAGATTTGGAATATTCGGAAATTTTTCCTATATTTGATATACAAAACGAAAAAAGGTTATATTTAGATATATAGGATATCGCGATAAAACCTTAAATTTTAAACACTTTTTTAAACCTTAAAAATTAAAACAAAATGGACATTTCATTGGCCCTCAAGCGTTTTCAATCGCTTCAAAACAACACAAAAAAATCAGATTTCATTTGGAAACCCGAAAAAGGACAATCAATCATTCGTATCGTTCCTTACAAGTTCAACAAAGACAATCCTTTTATTGAACTCTTTTTCCACTACAACATTAACAACAAGAGTTATCTGAGTCCAGTATCTTTCGGTAGACCTGACCCAATCGTTGAGTTTGCAGATAAACTTAAACGTACTGGCGACAAGGATGATTGGAAAGCAGGTAAGAATATGGAGCCAAAGCTTCGTACATTTGCGCCGGTTATCGTTCGTGGTAAAGAGCACGAAGGAGTAAAGTTTTGGGGATTTGGTAAGACTGTTTATCAGGACATTTTGGCATACATCGCTGACCCCGATTATGGTGATATTACTGACCCATTGAATGGTCGTGATATTGTGCTTGAAGTTTCGCAAGAAGTAGGTAAAACTTACCCAACCACTACTATTCGTATTAAACCAAAGCAATCAAAAATTTCAGAAGATGTCGATATTGTAAAAAAGGCTCTACAAGAACAAAAAGATATTACTGAACTTTATGAGGAAATGTCTTATACGGAACTTAAATCCGTTCTTGAGAATTGGTTGAATCCATCTTCCGAAAAGCAATCTGCAGTGGCATCTAATGTAGTAGGTGAATTGGCAAGTCCATCTTCTAAAAGAAATCAGAAAACTTCAGATGAAGAAGATGAAGGACCAGGTGACCTCCCTTGGGAAAAGCCCGCACAAAAGACACAATCCGTAAAGGATGAAGTAGCATCGGCATTTGATGATTTATTTAATTAATAATTGGTTACATTTATGGCTAGACAAGAAGATTTGGCAAGCGTACTTGCCGATTCACTCAACAAATCCAATAAAGACGGTAGAATTGCATACTTTCTGACAGATGATGGGGGTGATGCTCCTACAAATGTTAAAGATTGGTTATCTACGGGAAATGCTCTGTTAGATGTTGCAATCTCAAACCGTCCGTATGGTGGATTACCTGTCGGCCGTATAGCAGAATTAACTGGCTTAGAGCAGAGTGGAAAATCTCTGCTCTCTGCCCATCTGCTAGCAGAGACCCAAAAGAAAGGTGGAGTTGCTGTTCTTATTGATACGGAAACGGCAGTAAATAGGGAATTTTTAGAAGCGATTGGTATTGATATTTCAAAATTACTTTATGTATCAGTTGATACAGTTGAAGCGATATTTGAAGCATGTGAAACAATCATTGAAAAAATTAGAACATCGGATAAAAATAGATTAGTAACTATCGTTGTAGATTCAGTTGCCGCGGCATCTACCAAAAAAGAGCTTGAAGCAGATTACGACAAAGATGGATATGCTACAGACAAAGCAATCATTATCTCTAAAGCAATGAGAAAGATTACTAATATGATTGGCAGACAAAGTATTTGTTTAGTATTCACTAATCAATTACGTCAAAAGATGAACGCAATGGCGTTTTCAGACCCTTGGACCACTTCGGGTGGAAAGGCACTTGCATTCCATTCATCTGTTAGATTGAGATTAAAATCAATGGGGCAGGTAAAAGCTGGGCCAAAAGGTTCTGAAAAGATAGTAGGTATTAAAGTAAGAGCACAAGTTATAAAAAACCGATTAGGGCCACCACTTAGACACGCCGACTTTACTATCTATTTTGATAGAGGAATTGATAACTATGGTAGTTGGTTAGAATCTATGAAAGAAAATAAATTAGTAAAGCAGGGTGGAGCGTGGTACGAATACATTGATACCGATAGTGGTGAGGTTATGAAGTTTCAATCAAAAGATTTTTCCGAATTATTAGATGGAAATTCAGATTTGAAAGACCAAATATATCGCAGAATTTGCGAAGCAACAATTTTAAAATACAAAAGTTCAGCATCAGAGGAAGTTGAAATAACAACGGATGAAGCATATGAGTCAGATTAAGAAAAAGTATTTAGATATACTCAACGAAATAGATAGAGAACATACCGAATCAGGAAACTATCATAGGAACTCAAAGGTTCTAATTATTGATGGGCTGAACACATTTATTCGTTCTTGGTCTACTGCTCCTAACTTAAACGATGATGGTGACCATATTGGTGGTATAGTCGGTACTCTAAAGAGTATCGGCTATGCTATTCGTACTCTCAATCCAACACGTGTAATAGTCGTATTTGATGGTAAAGGTGGTGCAAAAAACCGACAGAAAATTTATTCATCATACAAAGAAGATAGAGCCAAAAATAAACTACGTCTAAACCGAGCGTATACTGATATGATGAATCGGGAAGATGAACAAATTTCTTTACGTAGACAAATCGCCGCTTTGGGAGATATCTTGACAACCTTACCTGTTACCGTAATGATGTACGATGGTATTGAGGCAGATGATGTTATTGGTTATATAGCAACTGAAATTATTAAAGAAGATATGAGTCTACAAATCATGTCGTCTGATAAAGATTTTCTTCAATTAGTTAAAAAGAATATTCAGGTTTATTCACCAACGAAGAAAAAAATTTACACTATATCCGAAGTAG